AAATGGTTCAAAGGTATTTGCCGCAACTGTTAACCCAAAAGCACCATCTAAGACTCTTCGTGGTAAGGCTATCACATTCCTTATTATAGACGAAGCTGCCTTTATTGAGTATGTAGAGGATGCATGGACTAGTATGGTCCCTGCTCTTGCAACTAGCCAGAGGCATGCTAGGCAAAGAAATATTCCTCACGGAACAATCATTCTTTCTACTCCAAATAAAACAGTTGGTACGGGAAAATGGTTTTATTCTAAATATATGTCTGCTTGTTCTGGAACTGATATTTTCAAACCATTTATCATTCACTGGAAGCAGGTTAAAGAATTAGCTGGCGATCCAGAATGGTATTCAAACCAATGTAGAATGTTTGATAATGATCCAAGAAAGATTCAACAGGAGCTTGAACTAAAATTCTTGCCAACTTCTGGATCGTTCTTCGATGAAAAGACTTGTATGGTTTTGCAAGAGCTTGTTACAGAACCAAAAGAAATATTTAAACTATTTAATGGTGAAGTATGGAAATTTAAAGATGCTGAACCAGGAAAGTTTTATCTTATTGGAATAGACACAGCTCCTGAGCATGGAGAGGATAAGTCCGCTGCAACTGTTTGGGATTTTGAAACTCTTGAACAGGTTTGGGAATATCAAGGAAAATGTAAAGTAGAAGATTTTATTAAAGTTATAAAGTATGCATGTGGAAATTATCAGAACTCTATTATTGTTGTAGAAGATAACTCATATGGAAACCAGGTAATAGAATCTCTCAATTCAAGTGAATATAATCATATGTTATATAAGCAAAAGATTGGAGATAAAATAAGACCAGGTCTTAACACGAATGTAAAAACAAGACCATTAATGATTGATGCACTATATTCTTATGTAAGTCAATTTCCAGAGATGGTTAAATCAAGAAGACTTGCTCTTGAGTTAGTTGGATTGATAAGTAAACCAAATGGAAAAGTTGAAGCTGATGTTGGGTGTACAGATGACATTGCCTTATCAACAGCAATGGCATTTTACGTTAGAAAATGGGATCCACCATTATCAATTAACTTACAGGGTTCAGAAGCTGGAGATTTCTTAAAAGAAATCATGGGGTTAAATACTGATAATCAAAGAGTTAGAAAACCAGATATGTTACCAGAAAATTCTCAGATTATGAAAGATATCAGAAAGAAGGTTGAGGATGGAGATGTTAAAGGATTTACAGATATCTTAGGAATGTATAGGGGATAATTATTAATGAGTATAATGAATGAGTTTGAAGTTGTTCCTATTCCATTTATAACTTATCCAGTTGCAAACTTCGATGGTTATAAATTATATGGATCCCCAGTTTTAAGAAGACAATTCTTAAATGCGATGGCAAATACACCAAAGACAAAACCTGTAATTAGCACAATAAATTATTTGGTTAATAATAAAATTATAATTCCATGTATAGTAAAGAAGGGAATATTTGATTACATAAAATACAAAACAATAAATCCAAACCAGAAATTTGCAGAATCAATTCCCGTTTTGGGATTTTATGATAGTAGAAATAAAAAGGTATATGTAGTTACTAATAATAACCATGTATTTTTTGAATCTGATTCAAAAGCTCTTTTGGCAAAATATACTATTCATGAATTAATGCATAAGGTAGCTGAAGAGGATCCAAATTTTTTAACAAATTATAAAGATGAATTACAGCAGTTCTATTCAGCAATGTTTACTGAAATGTTTAAGTTGAAAAATAAAGTTGATGTTATGCCAATAGTTACATTTATATATAATATGGAAATGACTAATTATTATACAATGGATAAATTTAAAACATATTATAATTTGTTAGATTCAACCTTTAAAAATCATACTGAATTGAAAAGAAAAGAATATGAGAAAATGCTAAATGATTATATGCTATCTGCAAAAGTTCTTCTTTCTGGAGCAGGAGGATTCAAAAAGGCTGCAAATAATTTTGGTCATGTTTTAAATCCAATTTATAAAGCTTACAAAACTGCGTTTGGAATAAACTTGAGATATCTAGTAATTCAGGAACTTATAATTGTTTCAGAAGTTATATGTATATATTCTGAAACTAAAACAAATAATAAAATATATAGTTCAATAAAAAATCTAGTGAAGTAATTTAATGGAGATTAAACAATAGAATGGCACCAAAGGATAAAACTCCAAAGGGACCTCCTAGGATAGATAGATCAAAACAAATAAACTCAATGTCCAAGGTTATGCGAGATGCGAGTGAAGCGACGAAGAAACAGCAGCAAATGTCTAAATCCATTAATTCGTTAATGGTTAAACAATTAGAAGAGCAAAAGAATACAGCAAAGAATAAGAGAACTCCTTTAGCAGAGAGCAAAGATGTTAAAGAGATACATAATTCTGTAAATGAGATACTTAAGAAATTGGGATATGTTGTTGATAATCTATCACAAGGAACTAAAAAGATAACCCTTGAAACAGCAAAGGCAACAAAAGAAGCAATTGCAGAATATGGAAGAGCTGTAAGTTCTGATATTAGTGTAAATAAACAAAATATAGTTGCAATGGCAATTGCTAAATCATCACCAATACTCGGGTATTTTACGTCTAAATTTTTTGAAACTACAATCTTTAAAAGAATGGCAGAAAAGACTAGACAGAAATTTCAAGATATCTTCTCTGGTGTTGGTGATAAATTTAAGATAATGTTTTCCAGAATGATTGATGGTTTTAAAAATTTCTTTCATATTGGAAAGCGTGGAAGAGAAAGGGGAGAGGAAGCAAGATTCAAAAGAGTTCCTGCAATGCAGTCTGGAGGTTATGTTGAAAAAGGCGGTCTTGCTAAACTCCATGCAGCTGAAGTTGTAGTTCCAGTAGAGAAGTTTTTGAAGACTATTAAAGAATCATTCACTCTTGCAAAAGAAGATAATAAAAGAATCATAGAAGAGTTGAGACTTCTTCGTTATGGTCTTCTTGGATTTATGGGCGAATTTCAAACCAGACTAGTAAAGACATTTATGGATTTTCCTCTTGTTAGAAAATTAGCTGGATTTTTTCGTGCAGTAGCAGCAATAGGAAAATTCTTTACATATGCAAGAGGAAAATATAGAAGAATGCTTCCAACAACAGGAAACCCTCTTGGTATAATTTCTGGAACATTGGGTTTAATATTTACTCAAGGAATGTATAAGCTTGATGTAATAATTCATCATTTGGCTACTCTTATTAAATGTGTTTGCGGTGCTTCACCAACACTTCCAAATATTGGTGCTCCAACTACAAAAGCTGATGATTTAAGAAATTCATACAGATTCTTCGGTGGGTTTAGTGGAATGTTGGGAACTGGAAAAAAATCTGGTGCAGGACTTAAAGATAAAGCAATAGATGCATATGGTAATGCAAGTAAAAGAGCAGTACAAACAAAAGAGAAGATGATATTAATGGCAAATAATCCAGAAGAAGCCAAAGAAATGATGGCATCTGTATATGGGAGAATAGGATCTTGGTTTCGTTTAAGAAAACAAAGATATGATGATAAAAAAGCAGTAGAAAAAATGTACGGTGTCGGATCTAGTGGTACAGCTGCAAAAGAAAAAGCAAAGGGTATTTTTTCAAATGTTTTAAGATTTGTTAGTTCCCCACAAGAAGCAACAGCAATGGTTTCTGCAGCTGTTGGTCCTGCACAAGCAAAAGCGTTAGAAGCAAAAATTAAAGCTGAAGAAAAAATATCAGGATTTAGAAAAGGAATTAAAGAAAAGGGTGAAACATGGAAAGACTTCTTAAAAGGTGGACCAAAAGCTGTAGGTAAAAAGTTTGATGGTTTAAAAGATAAGATGGATGCTGTTGCTAGAAATACCAAACAAATAGCAAAAGGTATGTGGGAATGGACTAAGTTTTTTATAAAGCTTCCATTTAAGTTAGCATTCTGGACTCTTATAACACTCCCAAAAACTCTTTTCAATAGTATGAAGTGGTTGGTGAAAAATATTGGTGGAACATTAATGGATCTCTTTATGATGTTCATTATGCCAGCAATATCATCAATTGGAAGTTTGATTGGAAAGGTTTTAGGATTCCCATTTAAATTGGCAGGAAGAGGTATTGCCGGAGCTGGAAGAATGGTGGGTGGTGGTTTAGCTGGGATGGGAAGAGGATGGGCTAAAAGAGCAGGTGGAGCAGGAAAAGCAATGCTCGGTGCTGCTGGAGGTTTAGCTGGTGGAGCAATGGGAGTAATGGATGCACTTGATGCAATGAAAAGTGCTAAATCTTGGGGAGTTAGTACAACTGCTGCTGCAGTCGGTGGATTCCTTGGTGGAAAGGGCGGCGCCGAAGGAGCAATGGAAGGTGTTGCAAAAGGTGCTGGTCTTGGAATGATGATTGGAAGTGTATTTCCAGGTGTTGGAACTGCCATTGGTGGAGCAATTGGAGCAATTGCTGGTGGTGTTTTAGGATTTGTTGGTGCTGAAAATATTTCTAAATTTATAGATCCAGTAATGAGTTCAGCAGAAGAGTTTGTAAAAGGTATATATGACTTTATCATGTGGCCATTTAGAACTATTAAAAGTCTATATACTCAAGCAAAAGAGTTTATCAATAATCAAATTGATGCTATAAAACAAGAAGGTGTATTTGGTTATCTATTTAATGTTATAGTTGATTTTGCAAAACTAATTGGAAATCTCATAGTTAAGATAAAAGATGTTGCTCTTGATATGATTGGAGCAACACTACCAATATTGAAACCTGTTCTAGAGAAACTAAAATCAGGAGCAGGAACAGCAATGGATATGGGAGGAAAAGCTCTTGGTGCCGTAGGATCTGCTGCAGCAAGTGAGTATGAAAAATCAGCTGCAGCAATAAGTGCAAGAGTATCAGGAGAACGGGGAGATGCATATCCAAGACCAAGATCAAGAGTAACTGTTGATCCTGAAACAACTATAGCAATAAGAGATGCAATTCTTGAAGGATATAGTGTAGTTGGAAAAGTTTTAAAAGAAGAAATGCAAGATCAAGCTGTATCAATAGCTGGAAAAGCTACAGAGGCAGCTAAGAAACAAGAACCAGTTAACTTTGCTGATATGCTTAATAGACCAGCTGTTACACCTGACAAGGTTAAATCAATTGTTGAAAAATCTAATCAAGAATTAATTCCTACTGCTGCTCAAGTATTAGCTACTGGAACAATGGCATTAACAGATTCAATAATTACCAGAGCTGGTCGTGGTGTTCATATTGAAGGATTGAATCCTGAGTTTGCATCTAAGTTTGCTGGAATGGCAAAAGAATATACACAAATTACTGGAAAGAAACTAACTATTACTGATGCATTTAGATCCAGAGAAGAACAAGCAAGACTGTATGCTGCAAAACCTCACCTTGCAGCACCCCCAGGTCGTTCTAGGCACGAGAAAGGGACCGCCATAGATATGGATTCAAGACAAGCGAATGAACTCTATACAAGTGGTCTTATGGAGAAGTATGGATTCTATAGACCAATGTTCCCACCTTGGGGTGGTGGACCAGGAAAGAAATCTGAACCATGGCATGTTGAAATGGCAAGAACAAGTCAGGTCGGTGATGCATATCCAGCTGTTAGACTTAGTCAAAAAGAAATAGCTAGAATGCAAGTTGGTGATGCATATGCAAGTGCTGATATGTTAGCGAGTGCAGCAAACGCTAGTGGAATGAATATGAAAGGTGCATTGAGTGGATTAGGAAGAGAAACCAGTGCTACATTATTAAGTGTAGCAAATGTTATTTCAAATAATATCAATAATGCAATAAGTAATAAATCTGGTAGTGGAAGTGGATCACAACAAGATCCAGTTCTACAAAGTATTCTAACTGGAGATTTCGGATAAGAGGATTTAATAAATGATAAAACTAGAAGATATCATTGGATTACCACCAGCAGGAAGATTAATGTCCAACGATATTTTAAAACGAAATACTATGCCCATTTTGGATATAACGCCATGTACACCTTCAATGGGAACAGCTATTAATTTATATACATTACAATCTGCTAGACGTGGCGGCGATGATAATTTTGATGCTAAACTAGAGAATTTGGGATTCTCCGTTAATGATCCAATTAGATTTGCATTTCAAGCAGAATCTTTTCCATCTGATACATTTTCTAATGAATATGGAGAAACATTCTTAAATAGAATGACAGATGTTGCATCTGAAGGAATGAGTGAACTGATGCAAATGACCAATACAAAAACAGGAAGTGAAGCAATTAAAAAATTAGCTAACTCTGCGAAAGAAATGGGTGGTATTACTGGTACAATTGGTTCTTTCATTGGTCAAAAAAATGAACAAATGGACAAATGGTTAAAAGAAGAAAAATCTGGTGGAGCTCAATTAGCAAATAAATTAATCGCAGGACAGAGAATCGACTTCCCACAAATATGGAAAAATAGTGCATTCAATGTTTCGTATTCAGTAACAATAAAATTATATAATCCAAAACCTTCAGATGATGATGCACATGAAAAATTTATACTTGGACCATTAGCTCTAATTTTATTACTAGCTTCTCCAATGTCAGATGAAACAGGTGAATCATATAGATGGCCATATTTTCATAGGATAGAATGTCCAGGATTATTCAATATTCAAGCTGGAGCAATCTCAAACGTAACAGTTACAAAAGGTGGGGATCAAGGTCAAGTTGCATGGACCCAAAGAGTTGGGCAAGTAGATGTTAGATTAGACTTTATCAATGTTTATAGTAGTATAATTTCTGGTGGAAAAGACGATCTAGATAGACCAACAATCAAATCATACATTCAAGCAATGAGAGATAAAAATGATATTGACTATATTTATGACTTAGAAGAAGAAAATGTTGGACTGGGGGCTACACCAGGAGAGTTATTTGTAAATCAAGAAACATTTACTAAGACAGTTGCACCAAATGCATCAGATCCATATGAAGCAGATTTAGAAAGAGTTCTGTCAGAAGACAGGATTAAAGAAGAAGATATTATTGATGATGCTAATGGAAAGGTTCCAACTGCTCCAGTTTCAGATTCAAGAGATAGAAGTATGATAATAGATGAAATTGCTGTTGATTCTGGTGGTAGTGCATTAACTGGAGATATTGCTATGAAAGCAGCAGAAGAAAGATATTATGGTGGGGTTCAAACAGATGTTACAAGTTCAGCAACAAGAGAAATGACAAATTCAAGACAACAAGCTGAAAGTCAAAATGATTATCAACAAATTTTTAATAACGCATCAAAGATGATAAAACGATAACTAACAAATTGAGTTTCTCATAACCATAGTAATATAATAAGCTAGAAACAAACTAATAAGAAATTGTGTCTGAGAGCTCAATTTGTTAAATTTATTCTTATAACCAATCTCATCTATAAGTTTATCTAGTAAATCACCAACTAACTGTTTAAAATATATTTGTTTATTTGTCCTTTTCGTTGCCATTAAATCTCTCAGATATTTGAAGTATGCACTTCCACAAATCTCTTTAACATTCTTTAAATCCTTAATGAAAAATAATAAAATTCCCCTAACATCATCTGCATATTTTGTGTCACCGAGTTTATCAATTATTAGAGTTGCAAGAGATGCACTAATCTTAGTAAGTTTTCTTGCATCATCCATTGCCTTTCTATCTATTTCTTTATAAACTGTAATTTTCTTTGTGATATCATTTGCTAATCTTTCACCACGTTCCATTGAATCATATTGATATTCATCTCCGCTTTCGGTTTCCTGTGGTGATCTATATCCTATTCCTGATTTACTTAAATCATAATATGTTCGTAAAAAGCCTCTAACACTTTGTGCAACTCTATGTCTTGACTCTGTAATAAATTTAGCAATACCATCAGGAGTAGCTTCAGTAATAATATTGCTATATCTCTTTGTTAATTCTTGTGCTAAATAATAAAGAGCATTAGGAATTGTTTTCTCTCTTGCAAATAAATGTGTTCTAGCAATTCTATCTAGAGATGCTGAAAATACTGCTGGATTACAATATGGTAAATTACTACTCATATAATTTGTATATTCTCTAATGATAGTATATACCATCGCCGTAACAAAAGAAGTGGCATCTCTTTGATGTAGGAAATAATACATTAGAAATATAATGAAATTTCTTTGTGGATCTTGTTGTAATAAGAATCCTGCAGCTTTTGTTCCAGCATAGAATTTTCTTATATGACTTCTAACATCCTTTTCATTTAATCCACACATTGCAAGCATTTCAAAATAGTCTTTTTTAAGAGATGGATAATAACATGGTTCTGATAATGATGACAATTCGTAGGCAACTCTCTGAGACAAATAAGATTTAATTTTAGCTTTGTCGATATTGCTTTTTGATAGTAAATCTTTCATGTTTAAATTGCCCTAATAGAGATATTATCTTCTGTAAAATATAAGTATTCTGGACCATATCTTAATAGTTGATCTTGAGTAAATGTATCCAAATCAAAATTAAAGAATATATCAGAAGCTGGTTTAATTAAGTTACAATATGAAACACCATCAATAGATTGAATAACTGATATGATTTCAGATCTGTATAATGGAACATTTGCTCCAAAGAATTGACTAAATACTGAATATATAACACTTTTAACAGTGTTTGCTAATTGAACATCTGTTCCTGAATAACTACTTGTTTTGAATACTTCTGCTTCTATTAGTAATGGAATTTGGTATACAGGATCTAACCACTTAGAACCATTGAATATATACTTTTTATCTTGATTTGAAACATATACTATATCGTTACTAGATGGGTCTTCAAACTCCCATGTCATTGCCATTTCATCAACTATTGTAGCATATTTATTTGAATATCCATCCCAATCACTTCCTGGAACAGGATCATTTGCAACAATATATCTATCCCCAGAAGTTCCAGCTAGTGGTGGGTTACATTGAATATCTAACACAGGAAGTTTGGTAACAGTATTATGTTGCATGTTAGTCATAGAACCATATGCATTTACGAACTTAAGATTAGTAAAATCTGTAATCATTCTATATTTATAGAATGTCATAGTCTCAACTATTTTTTGCAATACTTGGGTTTCAAAATCTCTTTGGTTTATTGAGTCATAATATGTCTTTTTTACAGAAGGAATATCGTATATAATTAAACTTGTTGAGTCAATTTCCATATTTGACATCATGAAGTCTTTTAGAGCTCTTCTAAATGTAAACTTTGTATAATACCTACCAAATGGTGTTCCCAAATGTGAAAGAGTAAAATAATATGTCAACTCACCAGATTGAATAATAGTATATGGATCAAATGTATAAGTAAATTTTTTAGCTCCAGAATCATTAGTCATTGTAAATGTTTGACCTGTTTCTAATATTGTTAATTCACAATCACATAATGAATAATCTAATTCATCTGATGTATACGATAGTTCTATGTTTGCTACATCTCCAGATTTTGCCATTAAAACCTGAGTTGCATATAAGTTATAAGTTGATCCATAGCTTGTTACAAGAGTTGGAATCAACTCAATTTCATACATTATATAATGATAGTTAACACTCTTATTAATAGAATCAACAGTCATATCAAAAACTGTATAATATTGCTCACCATTATCAATTATTATTGTATCCCTTGGAATATATACTACTGATGGGTCTGTTTCTAAAACTACATTTCTAGTAGGAACTATATCAGTTCCAAAAAGAATACTAGTAAAAAGTTGAATTTCATTTACTTTAACATCTGATCTTTTTAATACTGGAACAGATGCTCCAGCAAGAGGCGAATCCTCAATAACAACATTTGCTGCTTTATAGTCTGTTTCTGAGACTAATCTTCCCAATGCTGTCAGGTTAGCAATTGCATTTGATCTTATTTCTTCAATTGATTCTTCATCTTCTCCGCCAAATGCGTCTGATGTGTTTACAACAGAATAATTTAAAATTCTTGTATAGCCAGCTAATGTAACTGTGTAAATCCTATCTCCAGAAACTATTGAACCAGCTATTACATTACCATCGGCCCCTTCTGTTTCATAAACAGTTACTTTTACAGTTGATCCTGGAAGTGGCTGGAAACCAATGAGTCCGTTTCCGAAATATACTCTTCTTCCAAAGGATGTTCTTCGGGAAACATACCCATAGTCGGTAGAGGTCATCAGATACAAACTCTGATATTCGCTATATAATGTCCACGATGTCCCATCAGGATCTTGAACTTCAACTGACATCTCAGAAACTTTCCCAGTAAGAGGAACATCTATAGTTGTAAACTGATATCTCTGCAAATCACTATCAATTTGGAATTCTTGAATAGTTTTCTTATACTGTCGTAATGGAAGGACAAATGAAAAACTTGGTGTTGCCGCTGTAGAATCTACAACAACAGGAAGAGAATAAACCTTGTTTCCTTCTGTTACTTGAACTGTAACATAACTATTATTATAAACAGTAACGTCAGCCCTATAATATGTTTGAAATGTAATATCTCCACCATAGAATTTAAAAGCTTCTGGAACAGTAAATTGTGCTGTTGCATCTTCAAATCCAAATGGAACTGTCATTAAAAC